GCCGCTGATTGTAACGCTGTGTAATGTGCGTTAGAACTTTCACAATATAATCTAATTGCTGATTGAGAACCATCATTTTTAATATCAATTAAACCAGTTGTAAATGTAATTCTGTCATTACCACCAATTTTAAAATCAATTTGGTCGTCTGTATCTGCTGTAATAGATGTATCAGCGTCTGCGTCTAAAATTAATTCTGTACCATTTAAATCAATACCATTAAATACGGCATTGTTATCAAATGATATTGTCATTGTATCGCCAGACAATGCTGTTGCAATACCATTACCACCTGTAATCTTTAAAGTTTCTGTTAAAAGATTAATTGTAGTTGAAGTGGAACTTTCATCAACTAAAGTAAGTGTAGTAGCTGGGTCTGCAAAAGAGAGTGAACCTGAACCGTCTGTTGTTAAGACTTGGTTAGCAGAACCGTCGCCGTCTGGTAATGTAAATGTTGTACTAGTAGTTACTGCGTTAGGAGCTTTAAGCGCAATAAAATTTGAACCGTTATTTGTTCCTTCGTTTAGTTGAACTGTACCGCCGACAGTTGTTGAATTTCCTAATTTAATTGTATCAATGGCCGAGTTACTATCTGCTGTTAAAGCTGAACTTGCCGTAAGTGTACCATCTACATGGTCTAATTTATCTACGAAATATTGGCCGCCGATAACTGTAATATTATTAGCGTCACCTGAACCATCTACACCGCCCTCACCAATAAACAGTCTATCACCGTTATTGCCTTGCGTACCAGTACCATAAGTATAAGCTAATTCACCTAGTTTTAGCGTTGATGGAGCCGAAGTATTTGCACTTCTTTTTATCTGAATGATTGTTGACATTTATTGCTCCTAAAAATTGCCTCCATTAAAAACCAATGTTCCTGTAGTGGTCTCTAATTCGTTTCTTGTTTTAAATTTATCTGAGGAAGCGTCATACTGAATTAATGCACCATCTGTAAGTGTAGAAGAGTCAACATCCGTTAGACTTCTAAGTCTGTTAACATTTGCAACATTTACATTGGTACTAGGTACCTGAACTGATACTTGTTGTGGACCGGAAGATGTATTTGAGTTAATATTAGCTCTTACACCACCAGTCTGATTAATTCTAGCTTTAACCATTAGGTTCCTCTCTCTTTGTAATATTTATAACGAAAAGACTCTACGGAAAAAACAATTATACTTTAGGATTGATAGTAATTACGCCTTCAATTACTCTGGTAACTGTGCTGTCAGCAGTTTTAGTGATATATACATCATACACATATCTTGCTGGTGCGTCTAAAGCTGCTGTTTGTGTATCTGTTAATGATAATTCTATAACACCTGTTGTTGCGTCTGAAGCCACATTTGATGTGATTGTGGTTGTTGTGGATGCGCCGTATGATTTAGCCATTTTGGCCTCTGTGGTATAACCACTTAAATCAACTACCGTTCCCTCTGAATTAGTTACAGTAACATCTGAACTAAAAGAAGCGCCTTGGTCTATCCTAAGATTTGCTACTGCCGCCATTGAATTGTTTTACACCCTCTTGTATTTTTTCGTTGTAATACTTCGTTAATACTTCAATCTTTTCCAATTCAATTTCATGTCGGATTTTAGAGTTTTGTATCTCTTGTCTTGCCACAATAATGTTTCTTAACTCAGTTGGCATTTCATCAATATCGTATTCTTTTCCGTCAATAGATATAACATTTTTTGGTTTTTCACTCATAACTATTCCTATTTATATTAGTATTTATATGATTTACATATATTCTTTTTCGACTGCTCGTATATTAATATGAATAAATCTAAATGGTTCGATACCATGGTCGACAGCATATGAGTGTGACATATATGCTGGAAATAATAGTATTGAGCCAGGTTTTACTGAATAATTAACCAAGTCACAAGCAGGCGTAATTTTAGTTGGATCTTTTTCTTTTAGTTTTAAAGGTACATGAGCCGTTCTTGGATCCTGAAATAAAGGTTTAGATGTTTTATCACTTGCCTTTAAAAAGTAGAATCCTGAAATATGACTATTTGCATGAGTATGAAACCAATGATGGCCTGCACCATTAAATGAGAACTCTTGCACCCAACTTTCTGTATAATGAAGACCATATTTTTCCATATCATAACCCATATCATCTAAAACCCAACGAGCCTTTTTTGCCATGTAATCGTGGAAGAATCTAAAGTTTTGGTCAGGTTCTAAAGGTATACTATGATAAGTCATACCTATATCATTCTTATAACCCAACTCTAATTTCTTTTTATTATTTTCTTCTTGGTCTTTTCTTGCGTCTGCAATATATGGGTCACTTAAAGCATTTAATTTATTAACCCACTCTGGTTTATCTTCATAATAAATAGGAGATATAAAATACTCACTTTTAATCATTATTCATTTAACCTTTTTTTAACTGTTTCGTGGTCTTCAAGGACTTTCCAAGTTTGACCATGAAAACTATGTATTTGAGTTCCAATATTATCTTCAG